TTTTTTACCAATGAGGATTTCTGAAATGTTTGTTTGTGCATCATTAAATTCTACACAAAACTTGGTTTTATCTGTTACTTCTGTAAATGTTTTGATTCTCCAAGATGCTACTGTGCTACCACTTCCAAAATCTACTCCACCAGTTAAATTAGTAATGTCTGTTCCAAATCGTATGGTATTTTCTGTACCATTTTGTACACCAATTCCACAATCTCCTGAAAATCTCATAGCTATTACATCTGCACTTGCAGCACTTCCTACTTGATAACATATTGCATCATTAGCTGTAACACCTGATATGGCATAACCGATATTTTGGTCTGCTATTCTTTCATGGTTCGTTAGACTATCTGATACTGTAAAAGTCGTACTTGCAAATGTACCTTCACTTACTACATTATCACTTCTATACATATTTATACTATCATAAATAAAATATGATGCCATTTCTAAACCTCTCTACATTGTACTGAAACTTTCCCTACTTGTCGTTTCAGATTTGTTATTATAAATTTTTTCCCCGACCAAGTTTCGCTAAATAAATTTGTTGGCATACTGACAAAGGAGTCGAAGGTGTCTGATATTTCATTAAATGGACTTCCCAAATCTTGGAATAATATAGAACCAAAGTCTAAGAAATCGCCTACTTGTAACATTCCATACTTTTCAGGATTTACTAAGGTTGCACTAACAGTAGTTTTATAATCCCCAAATAGACTTTCTCTAAAGTTAATCCAACTGGAATTTCTTGAACCTACCACATCTGCTACACTATCATATAATAAATCAAGATTGATTTCTTGTTTCTGTATATCTGCATCACCAAAAATAGTAGTATGAGTTGATGCTGTATAAGTGTCTTGTAATAGATATTCATTTTCAGCAGGGTGTTTTTTGTAGTTTACAAGTAATCTTGTTTCTAAATCTTGTGCTGGGGTTATTCCAAGTTCATAATCAGATATATCATTTTGTGATAAATCTGCACTTGCATTTACACTATCTTCAATAGTAAAGTATCTTAATCCTGTTACCCCACTAATTGCAGTTTGTTGTGCTTGTGGACTAAACTCAAAAAAGAAACACCCTTCATATTGTAATTGTTCCATAATACTTTCCAAAGATTCTTTTTCATCTAAAGCAAGTCTTGTTTTCCAATGAGTAGATGTTGGACTTGTTGTAGTAGAATCTCTTAATTCTGCTACTGCTTTAAATCCTGAATTTTCAATATCAGTATCTCCAGTAAAGTCAGTTACATTAATTATGCTATGCAATAATTCTCTATGGATTGCTACTGGATTATTTAAATCACCAATAGTAGTTGCAGTTGTATGTTCTGTAAATCCAGGAGTTAATATATCTCTACCTAAATAAAGCTTATCTATCCCTGCATTAAATTCTTGTGATGCAATCGGTTCATTAGCTAAATCATTTTCTGCTGTAACAGTCATATAAACATTTTCTAATGATACATTCCAACTATTACAATCTACATCTCCATCTGCTGTATCCCATCTAAAACTTAAATACAATTCATCAGGTAAAGCATTTCCACTTAAAATGCTTGATATATCAACTGCACTATAACTTGCAGTTAAATCAATAGATGTTGTTCTATTGTAATTGCTTGATGTTCCAATGATTGCTATATGTTTGCTTGGAGTTGTGCTACCAAATCCACTATCTAATTCTGTTGCTAAATTTACAAATAATCCATCATCAACACCTGGACTTCCTGAACTATATGCCTGTGTAAGTGTTCCATCTAATCCTAAGGTTATGTTAGTAATTTTACCTGTAACCTGTGGCATTTTTAATTTTAAAGTAAATCCTCTTATATCTGCAAAATTAGTTGCATGGTTTACATCTACTTCTGTTGAAATTTCTCCATCAAAAGCATTAGAAATATCTCCTGTAACTGCAATAACTCCACTTCCACTACCTTCTTGTTTAGTAACTCCACCTGGTATTTCATCAGGTAGCATTTTAAATTGCCTTCTCATTAGCTTAGGAACTTTTAATACTTTAACACTATCTTCTGTTGCTATAGTAGTATCAGTATTAATTAATTCTAAGAATCGTTTTAATCCTTTGTCATAAAACTCTAATTTATCTGAACCACTTGTTCCTTCAGGTACAATGTACATAAAATTCGCACCATCATTTTTTAAAAAAGGACAAGCATAAACATCTGTTAAAGAAACAAAATTTGTATTGGCAGTATAGTCCCCATAAACCAAAGGGACTATCTTATTATTGTATTGAGGATTGTCTGCATTTACACTTCTGCCTTGTGGGATAGACACATTTTGGAATGGTCTGTTAGATATGACATTCAATACAATCGTATTATTTCTATAACCAAAACTTGATACTTTACCACTAAAGATTTGTAAAGCATTATTTGAAGTATCATCTCCATCTATTTGAGATAATACATTCACATGACCATTGATGTATTCATTCCCTAATAATTCTAATAGGGTAGTTCCATCTAAATCAATATTGGCAATATTTAAAGTAATATTACCAGTCTTGGTTGTAAACCCTTTTAAGTCCAATGAATAAGATATACTTGGCTTGTTTAAAATTGCAGGGTAATAGTTTATGCTATTATAAGTAGTAGCAGAAAAACTAAATGCTAAATCAGGAGTATTAGTTGTTAAGATACTCGAATTATTATTTTTAAATATTTGCACTAACCAATTTTCAGTCATGGTTGGTGATAGCTTTGATTCATAATTTGAATTAACAAAACTCATGTATATCTCCTAATTCTTTTAGTTGTTTTCTTAGAATAACTTGCAGATTGTTTACCTTTTTTAGTTGCTGCTCTTTTCTTTCTTGTTTCATAAGCATATTGTGATGAACTCATAGACTTAATTAGTCTTTCAGGTAAATATCGTTCACCAGTCTTTGATGACTTCTTTCCTGACTTAGTAGTCCATTTTTGTTTAGTCCATCTTGTTAAAGATTTAGCTGCTTTAGTTTTACCACCTCTATAACCACCACCTGCTTTTTTATAAGCATTAGCAAGAAGTTGAGATTTTCTTGCAGACCATTGTCCTGGTCTACCACCTTTATTACCTCTCATGATACGATTTTTAATTCGTTCTCTTAGTTTAGGTTTGGTATAATGTTTTGCCATTATCTAATAATCTCTTGCCTAATGTTATTTAATATTTCTTCTTCTCTAAATTTCATAGATAAGTCTGCTTCAAATCGTTTTACTTCTACTCCATATTCAAAAATGATAATGGTAGGTACTACTTTAATGTCCCATTCTTTTTGAATAACTGCACCTATTTCTTTATTAGAAATATCCACATATCCAGTATAGCAATTTTGCAATTTCTCTAATGGAATTTTGTTAGCCCAATTCCAAGAAGCATTTACCTCTATTACTGCACAGAACTCATTTTTCATTAATTGAATATCTTGAAAACTATCCAAAGATGCTGATTGTGAGTATAGCGATGAAGTAAATAATCCAAGCACCAATAGCCACATATTTATCAATTTTTTCATAATTCATATCCTATTTATTGTTCATATTCAGTAGGGTTTCATTAATACTTCTGGTATCTTCTTTAATGTCATCTACTTTATCTTCTAATTTCTCTACTTTTTCTTCAGTATTTAGAATAGAATTACGAATCATTTGGTCTTTTAAATCATATTCTGTTCTGCTAATTGGTGGTTCTGGTAATTGTTTTGCTTCCTCAATGTCAGCTTGTAAATTAAACCACAATCCGACCACCATAAATATTGTTACACTAATACTGATAAGTGTTTCAATACTAAAAGTTAATTTTGTGCCTTTTCCGATTTCCACTTTAATATCTCCTCAATTTAAGTTTTGGTTTTTTTAGTTTTTGTTTTATGCTCTGCTTTTTCATTCCAAAAAGTTTTTTAGGTATGTATGCAAAAGCTGTTGATTTTGTTACATTGCTCATAAGTTTAATTTCTCTGCTCTCCTTATAGCTGGGATAATATGGTCTACTACTGTTTCATCTACTAATGGTGCAGATATGTTTATTGTGATGTTATTTCCATTGCTTGTAGGGCTTGGTAATGGTGTTACATCAATTCGTTCCATACCACTTGCATTATCTCCTACTACTACTCCATTGCCTATTGGTAAGGTAGTTCTGCCTTTTGTTACAAAACTACCACCAGTTTGGAATGATAATAATTGGTCTGTTACTTTACCAATCATAGAACCTGCACCTGCAGCTAAAGCAAGATTTAATGGAAATGGAACAGATGTCATAATACTAGAAATTAATCCTGCTTGTGCTTCTGCAATTTCTGCTTTTACTACTGATATTGCAGCTTCTTTTGCAGATTGTCCTGACAAAATAGCAGCTTCAAGATTTTCAGTAATTCTTTCTTGGTGTGCTTTTTTCTCAAAATCCCTTCTTCTTTTAGAATGTTCTTCAATCATTTTAGTTTTTGCAGCTTCTGTTATTTCCATATTATTAACTGCTTCAGCAAAGATTGACATAGGAACTTCTCCTAATTCTTCTTCCCTTCTAATCTCCTGTCTTTCCAATGCAGCTGCTTTTAATATTTCAGTTTTTTCAAATTCTCCTGCCCCAAAAGATTCAATAAAAGCACTTTGAAAATCCCCTATTCCAGTTTCTTCTATAGCTAAATCATCTGCCAAGTCATCATCTTCAGTTGTTATGCCTGAAAATTTCCCCATATTCCTTGTTCTTTCTCGTGCTGCAGCAATCATCAATTCTTGTCTTTCAACATATTCTCTTACTGCTTTTTCTTCTTCTGTTTCTCCTGGAAATTTACCAGTTATAAGTATTTCAAATGACTCTCTTGGTCCTGATAGAAAATATCCCAAAATTCCTTCTTGTGAAATTTTTGTGTTTGCTGCTTCTATAAATCTTGTTAAAACTCCTGCACTATCTTCTACTTCATCTTGTAATTCTTTTCCAATAGTTCCTTGTAAATTTTTGAATGCTGCTGATAATTTATTAGTTGCATCGGAAGCATCAAGTTCTTCTTTACCAAGATTAGCAACTTTACTTCTTACTGATTCCATAGTAGCAGTAATAAATGCTTGTTTTCTTTCTAAGTCAGTTAATGCTGCAACTGATTTCCCAGTAGCTAATGCCATAGCTTTATAAGCATCTTCTGCTTTTACAATAATACCAAGATTGTCTAACATAAGTCTTGATTGACGACCAATACCAGTTGTTAAACTTTCAATACCAAATAAGGTGTCTTTACCTACTGCCTTAGCAAGTCTTTGTGCCGAATCAATTAATTCAGAAAATTCTTCTTCGTTTTGTACAACACCAAGTAACATGGCATTATTTGCTTGAATCATTAAATCAACATCTGAAACAGTACCATCAGTAGCTTTTCTAAATTTTTGCAAAGACTGCTCATTTAATCCAATGCCTTTTCCAAGATTTGTAAAACTTCGTGTAAGTGATATTGTTTGAGAACCTAATTTAATTGATTCTTGTGTAAATCTTGCTATTGCTTGAATACTAAATGCTGCAGCTATTGCACCACCCATAGTAGCAAAACTTTTCTTTAATCCATCATTTTGCTTCTTTATATCTTTTTGTTCTTTTTCTACTTTGTTAAGTGCTTGAACAGCTTTTGCAACTTCGGCTTGAATTAATAATCTTATTTTTTTATCTGCCATTCTTTTCTACCTCATACTCTCTTATGGAGTTTAGTTCGTTATCTATAATTAAAAAATTATCTACAATAAATGAATCTGCTTCATCTAAACTTCTTGCTATCGGAATATTAAGATTTTTACTCATCTTATATTCTTTAATGGTTTCCCCTATCCAATCCTGGTAAAGACATCTTGGATTGCAAAAAAGAGGTAATATAAAATATAGGTTTCTACCCATAGAAAATTTAGAATCTTTGAACTTGTCAAACACTCTATCAATTTCCAATAATACATCTTCTTCATCCTTATATGTCTTTACTTTATTAGTGATTGGACTTTGCCTCTTATAAGGAAACTCTTTGTCGAAGTGTGGATAACCATAGTGGCTATACCACACATACGACGACAAAGCCATTAACCTTTTTTTGAAACATCTAAAAATTCACTTAGACATTTCGAAAGTAAAGCATCTACTTCACCCATTGTTAAGGGCTTATCTTTAGCAACATAATCACTTTCTGATAAGCCACTTATCTTTTCTACAAATTCAAGACAATCATAGAACTTTTCGGTATCTACTTTACCAGTAGAATCTAAAGCCATCATTCTCAATTTTTGTAGTTCTCGTTTTTCTTTGTAAGTAGGATTGTTTACTTCCCACTCTTTATCGAACATTTTAACCTTCATGTTTTACTCCTTATTTTACCAACTTGAATTGCTTATACCATCACTAAATTCAAACTTAAATGCTGTACCACTTGCTGCACCACTTGCAGTAGGTTGTACTACT